AGTGTTTCGGCAGTTGTCTCTACTGGCTTTGAGGTTCCTCTAACCCAAGTCCGAAGTGAGGTTGAGTGGCGTCGTTTTAATATTTTGTCAGAGTCATCGAATTACATAACTCATTACTTTATTTTGGGCAACGACCAGATAGCTCTTTATCCAACGCCGTCAGCCAGCGTGACTAATGGTCTGAGGTTAATCTATCAGCCACAGGACGTTTCTTTAACAAAAGATGACTATACTACTGGTACAGTTAGCATCACCACTAGTACGACAACTGTTACTGGTAGTGGCACTAGTTGGACATCGGCTTCCCATGATGGTATGTGGCTACAGGTTACCGACGGCTCTGATGGCAATTGGTATGAGGTTGATTCAGTTGTCAGCACGACCAGTATCACATTAGCAAAAGCGTATAGCGGGCCAACAGTTTCGGGAGTTGCCTATAAGTTGGGGCAAATGTTTATCTTCCCTGGAGAATATGATGATGCGCCAGTAGATTATGCCCTGGTTCGCTACTATGAAGCTAAGAATAATCCCAGTCGAGCCACCTATCACCAGCGGCGCTATGAGGATGTCGTCAACAAGGCGGTTCAAGCCTATGCCAGTTCTTCAACTTCTAATGTTATTACCGATGCTGACGATGCTGATTCAATTACTAATCCTTGGTTATGGCCACCAGCAACGGGGTAGACCATGCCAGCAATACCAGTAGTCTTTAAGAGATTCGACGGCGGTTGGAGCACTGGCAATAAGCTTGGTTTGGCCAATTCTCAAGCCTATACTGAAGCTTTAGATTTCCGGAAAAACCCCTCACAGTTAACTGTTTTACCTAAATTGGGCAAAGAGTCTGCTAGCGTGGTAACTGACCTAGTGACTAATGCCGTTATGGTAACTGACGGTTCAATTTATTCTATCGGCGATAGTGGTAATTTCTATAAACGGACTACTGCTGGCAGCTGGAGCCTGATCGGTAGCGCTAGTGCTACCAGTCACGGCTTAAGCTACCGGCCCGACTCAGATTATATCTATATTCCTGGCACAGTTTCAGTTAGTACCTACGGGCCATTATCTGGTACCCCTAGTTTATCGACGGCCTATTACAATACCTCAGTTTCAACTTATGATAATACTGCCACCGCTGGTTTCAATGTTGATACCAACCAAAGTGGTAGCGGTAGCACCACCGCCTTGGCTACATCTATAGCTGAAACTGCGGTCGCTCGACGTTTTTTCCAGCTAGACATAGAACCTTTAACTACAATTAGCATTTATGTGGTCGCCAAGGGAACCGGTAACTGGACTGTTACCCTGCATGACGGATTAAATAATGCTCTAGCCTCTAAAACTATTGCTAATGGCAGTTTAAGCAATGGGGCCTTTAATAACTTTACCTTTACGACACCGGTACGCTTACATGTTAAACCTAATGCCAGGACCTATCATTTTCATGTCACTTCTACCCAAACCGATGGTACAGTGGCTTCTAGTTCTTCTAATGATCTTGCAACCTGTGACTTACAGCTTTATGCTGACCGATTGGTCAATCCAACTAACGGCCTACATCCAATGGTTAGATTCCAGCAATTCGAATGTATTGGCAATGCCAACTATTTATCTGTCTGGGAACCAATTTCCGAGCCACCCACAAATAGTGAATGGCTCCGACATCGGCTTAGCTTTCCGCAGGGCTATGAAGTTTGTGGCCTAGCAGTATTTAACGAATACCTGGCAATTGCCTTGGAGAAAGTTTCGACTTCCTCAACCTCTATTCCTCAGCAGGGCTTAATTGCCTGGTGGGATGGTTTGACCGATTCTAACGATATTCATCCCAATTACTTTACCGAGATACCCGAAGGCGCACCCTATGGTCTGACCACCTATAAAAATAATATCTACTATTATGCCGGTGGTGTCTGGTGGCGGATTGCCTCACCAGCCTCTCAACCAGAGAAAATCTTTACCTTCCCAGGTTCAGACACCGAGTATTCCGGCGCTACTGCGCCGATTAAAATCTATCCTAACGCCGGAGCTGTCAGGCGGGGGGTTCTTTTGACTGCTTATCCATCCGAGACTACCGACACCTCAATTAATTATGGTGTTTATTCGTGGGGAGCAGTAGATAGTAAATTTCCAGAAAGCTTTGGCTACTCTTATATTATAAGCCCAGGCACAAAAAACTATTCGGCTGCTAATAATCTAAAAATTGGCATGGTACGAAGTTTTGGCGATATTTTATTAGTATCATGGCGAGAAGATGATGCCAGTGGTGATTTCGGCGTAGATTCAGTTACTAACGCTTCGGCACCAGCAACTAGTTCCAGCTGGCAATCAATTATTATGGATGATGGTTTTACTTCTAAAGTTAAGAAAGCTCTGTATATCGAGTGCACCTTCACTACATTGCCGTCTGGTGCTAGTTTCGTTCTAAAGTATAAAATTGACCGTGGTAGCTGGACAAGCTCCAGTAGTCTTTCGTCTACTAGTTTTACTAATGAACGTAATATCGCTAGGTTCGATATTAATCAGGTATTTACTGAAATCCAAATAGGTTTAGATGTGACTAGTGGTTCAACCACGCCAACTTTTACCAGTATTTCTTTAGTTTATGATAATACCCAAGATGAAGGGCTGCGTTAATGGTTTTACTATGGGACGTAGAAGAAGTAGCTGGCGGTAGCACTGCAACTACAGTGAACCCGCAGGTGGGTTCCGCTCATCCCACCGACCCTCAAATGGGCAGTTATCCTGTGGCCACGGTTGAATCATTACCCCCAGCGCCAGCTTCCACCGGACTGGAGCGAGTTCTACCTCGCCAAGTCAGCACTGGCAGTCTACGCGGGCAACTTAGTATTGGTGGTTCGGCTATGCAGATTGATTCAACTGGGTCAACCATTCGCGCTGGACAGACCGACTATGATGCCGGCACTGGTTTTTGGATGGGCATTGATAGCGGCACACCTAAGTTCTCAATAGGCAATTCTTCGGGTAATAAACTAACTTGGAATGGTACGACATTATCTATTACCGGTTCACTAACGGCTACTACGGGCGCAATAGGCGGTTGGACGATAGGCACTACAGCCCTAACTTCTGGTTCGGGGGCTAATAGCGTTGGCTTGGATTCTGCTGGCACGAATCCGGCTCTTTATGCTGGTTCCGCCACACCAGCTTCGGCGCCCTTCAGAGTAACTCAGGCCGGTGCCCTAACCGCCTCTAACGCTACAATTACTGGTTCTATTACTTCTACATCTGGGACAATCGGCGGTTGGACTATCGGTGCAACTACTATTACAGGAGGGAGTGCAACACTAGATTCAACAGGAGTAGTTACTATCGGGACTACTAATGATGTCATTATCGCCTCTGCTGTTGATGCTACTTATCGTCTTTGGGTTGGCAATGCGGTGGCAGCCTCTGCCCCATTTTCTGTCACTAAGGCCGGAGCTGTTGCGGCATCAAATATTACGATAACAGGTGGGGCCGTCTCTGGCGTCCCTATAAGTGGAATACCAAATTCAACTGTCACCGACATATCGCTCTTAGAGTGTTCTCATGATCTCGTGTTTTCGGTGACAGATGCAGATACAGTGGCATGGGCATTAGGTACGATTATTTTCTCAAATGGGAGAACATTCTCAATTTCTGCGGGTAATACAGGGGATATGGTGGCACTTACTTATATTTATCTTGATCCAGCAGTTTCTTCTACCGTCCTTCAAGCGACTACAACTTATTCTACTGCGATGGGGGCAAATAAGAGATTAATTGGTACCGCACAAAATCATACGGTGACTGCTTCGTTTATCCCATACGGTGCCGGAGTTCCCCTTATAGATGGAGCAAATATTGGGGCGTTGTCTATTACTGCAGGAAATATAGCAGCAGCAGCAATCACTGCAGGCAAGATAAGCGTTTCTACCCTTTCTTCTATAGTCGCAGATATAGGGACAATCACAGCCGGTAGTATTTCTGTCGTTAATGGACTTAATACAATCGGGTTTACGCCCAGTGGGGCAAATGCTATTTTTTCGGGGACAACAGGGTCTCCTGAATTTAAGGTCACTCCAGCAGGTGCTTTGACAGCAACTTCAGCCACCATCACGGGTAGTATCACTTCAACCTCTGGCACAATTGGTGGATTCACTATTGGCGCGGATTATTTGAGAGATACCGCTGATTCTATGGGACTAGCCTCCACCGCTACTGCTAGTGATGATGTCCGTTTTTGGGCTGGTGATAGTTTTACTAATCGAGCCTCAGCAGCCTTCAGAGTAACTGAGAGCGGGGCGGTGACGGTTACAAGCGGTTCAGTTCAAGGTTCATTAGTCACTTCAGGGTCCATCACCGGCGATAAGATTGCTGCCGAAACCATCACCGCTAGTAATATTGATGCACTTAATCTATCAGGTAAGACCTTAACAGCAGACACCGGTACTATCGGGGGTTGGACATTAAGCAGCAATCAGATAGTCGGGCCATCGGGAGCAGTTATCCGCTCCGGTCAGACCGACTTTTCCGTTGGTACTGGATTTTGGCTGGGGAATGTCGAGGGCACACCTAAATTCTCTATCGGGTCAGCTTCAGGAAACAAGATGGAGTGGGATGGAACTTATCTTAGAGTGACTGGAGCCTTTACGCCCGCCTCAGTTTATAAAGCTTATACTTATGTAGTGGCAGACCTTCCGATTCCACCGACTACAGCCGGTTTTAACAGCCCAGCGGGGGTAGCCTAATGGCCTCTCGCTACTGGGTCGGGAATAGTACCTCACCAGACACTCTGTATTGGACTAGCGGCAACACTACCCCTTGGTCAGCTACATCAGGCGGAGCTGGTGGAGCATCAGAGCCAACAAGTTCAGATAACGTCTTTTTTGATGCTAACTCAGGTAACTGCGACCTTAGACATGGCAGCGCTCAGAACTGTAATAATTTAGATTGCACGGGATATACGGGCACTTGGTCCACTTCTGGGGGTGGGATTGGTACGAACCTTCAGATTTATGGCAATTTCACCCTAAGTTCAGGTATGACCTGGAGCGGCTCTAAACATTTATCTTTCCTTGCCACTGCGACTGGTAAGACCGTTACTACCAATGGGATACAGATAGTCAACCAAGCTACCTTCGCGGGTGTTGGAGGTGGCTGGACACTCCAAGATACACTTATAGTAAATGGCGTCCTAAAACTAAGCGGTGGCACCCTAAATCTCGGAAATCAAAACGTTACTGCTCTGCAAGTAGACATATCTGGTTCATCTACACGCACATTGACTATGGGTTCGGGAACTATAACTATCACTAGTCCTGGCAGTGGTAGTTCAATCTGGAACGCCTCCACCACGACAAATCTTACTTTAAATGCTAATACTTCGACTATAAAATTAACCGGAGCTTTAACTTCCGGCTCGCTTTTTTCTGGTGGTGGCCTTACTTACAATAACTTCTGGAACGCCACCACCGGCAGCTATAGTGTTGATATTGATGGGTCTAATACCTTCAACGACCTGAAGGTTGATGCTGGCCGAACACAGAAGTTTTATGCTGGTACGACTAGCACGGTTACTACCTTAACGGCTGTCGGTACTTCGGGCAGCCCAATTACAATCACCTCCGCTACTAACTCCACCCATACTCTCTCTGATTCAGCCGGAACAAATACTGTTTCATATTGCACGATTTCTTACTCGGTCGCTTCAGGCGGGGCAACTTGGGCAGCAAATGACGGCACTAACACCGATGGTGGGAACAACTCTGGTTGGACATTCGACCAATTTACAAATCCGACTAATGCTTACTCATCAAATGACACTTACGCTACAGTTGCTTCGACTGATGGGGATATAACTGTCCAATTATCTGGTGATGCTGGTGCAAATTATACTTCGGCTCTAACCAAAACTTTTACTGGCGTAGAGGCTTCTCAAACCTATGGCAACGGTTCAACTGAACTATGGGGACGTACATGGACTGGCGATGATGTTGACGATACAAGTTTTAGAGTCAAAGTAGGTGCCGGAACTAAGTATCAGGTTTATACGACCCTTGGTTTTGCGCCTGCGGCATCAGTTATTCTTACTGGTATTGAAGTTTCCGTAGAGGCTAAATGGAATGGTGCGACTACTTCAATCGACCATATCAAAGTTAAGATTTATTACGGAACTTCAACAGTTCCAGTCGAGGCTGGGACAATAGCTTATGCTACAGATGGTGGCTCGGCCGGAACAGGTGCGCTGGCAGCCTATAATGGCTCTGCTTGGAAACAACTCAACGATACCGTTACTTTAACGGGTGATGTCACAGGTACGGGTACAGGCTCATTCGCCACGACATTAGCTGCTGGTTCAGCTTCGAACTTGAACTCCGGTACTTTACTGGCAGCTCGGATGCCGGCTTTGACTGGTGGCGTAACAAGCTCGGCCGGATCGATAGCTACAACTGTCAAAGAAATCAGTAGTGATGTGCTAACTACCGACTCCAACCCCTATAAGTTTTATGCTTATCGCAGTGCGGCCATGACCAGCTCTAACGCAGCTACTAAAGTCGCCCACGATGCTGAACTTTATGACACGAATAGTAATTTCGATGCAGTAACCAACAATCGCTACACGGCTCCGGTCAATGGTTTTTATCTGTTTATCGCTGGTTGTAACAATGACAGTGCTTCAGCGACACCAATTTTCTCTTATCTTTATAAAAATGGCGCTGACGTTATGATCGGCAGTGGTGATAAATCAGCTACCGGTGTATATAGTCAGGTTGTGGCTATCTTACAACTAGTAGCCACTGATTATGTTGAGCATTTTTTTATAGGTGGTAGCGGCAGTTCAGTCGACGAAGGTTCCAACCGAACTTTTTTCCAAGGCATTCTATTGTGTCGGACTTAGTAGGTTATAATAAAGACAGAGGAAGGCCACCGCTGGTGGTCTATTTAATTTGAAGGAATTATAAATGCCGCCACAAACTCCACCACAACCCAAAACAGCTGATACAGCTCTGACTGATGTTCAAAGTTACCAGACTGGCATGAAACAGCCTGGTGCTATTCTGCAAGAGCGAGAGCAGGCTCTGGGCGTACCGCAAGCCCAGCAACAGGTCTCCGGTTTACGGCAGGCTATCACTAATACTACTAATCTACTTAATCAGATAGCTCCTTCGGTCCAAGGTCGTACAGCTACTTCTCAAGTAACAGCCGCCCAAGCTAACCGTCAGATAGCCAATGAGCAAGCCCCAATTCAGGAGAATCTAGCTAGTTTAGGCCAGCAATATGGTCAAGCTTCTGGTGATTTGAATACTGCCATGGCTCGATCACAAGCCCAAGCTCAGATGGAAGCTGAAGGCCAGCAGAATCAATTTGGTAATTTACGACAGATATACCAAGATGTCTTTGGCGGCGAACAGGCCGGTAAGCAATTTGGTTTACAGGAACGGCAGTTAGGCGAGAATGTTCGACAGTTTGATGTCGGTCAGAGCCTAAGTGAACGTCAGTTCGCCCAAGGCCAGCAAGAGTTTGGTCAACAATTCGGTGAGGGCCAACGCCAGTTTAACGTCGGACAAGGTTTAGCTGAACGTCAATTTGCTCAAGGCCAAGAAGAATTTACTAAACAGTTTGGTTTACAAGAGCAGCAATTTGGCGAGAGTCAACAGCAATTTGACGATAGACAAGCAACAGACAAACAGCAATTTGAGGCTAATCTAGCCCTTCAGCAGCAACAGTTTGGCCTTAGCGAGCAACAAGCCACCGAACAGCGGCGCCAGTTCGACGCTAGTCAAACCGCTGAGATGCAAAAATTTCAGTCTCAGTTTGGCTTGCAAGAACAACAATTTGCTCAAACTCAGGAAGAATTTACCAAGCAATTTGGTCTGTCTAGGGAGCAGTTCGCTCAAGACCAGGAACAGTTTACCAAGCAGTTTGGATTATCCGAAAACCAGTTTGCTGAGACTCAGCGTCAGTTTAATGCTAATTTCGGTGAGGATATTCGTAAGTTTGATATTCAGCAGACTGAGGCTAAACGTCAGTTTGATGCTGGACTATTACTCGATAAAGACCGCTTTAATCTTTCGGATAGAGAGGAAAAAGAACAGAGCCGTCAGTTTGAAGTTCAGCAATCTCTGGCTAGAGCAGAATTTAACGCTCAGATGGAGATGGAACGAATTAAGCTAGCTGACGCTAATCGTCAATTCGACCAACAAAGAGACCTTGGTTACTACAGTAGGTAAGAGTAATTATGCCTCTACCATTCTTCAATCTACAAGCTACTAGACAATATGCTAGACCAGTTCAACCTCCGACAGTCCCGTCTGGTTTATTTGGTATACCAGCTGCTGTTCAGGCAGCTCGCAATATTGAGCGTAACCAACTACAACGTGAGCTGGCTACACGATTAAGCCCTACAACTCAACGGTTTTTACAGACTCCACCAAATGCTCGGCAGTTAATCGAGAAATATATAGGCTTTCGGCCTTCACCAATACCAACTGACCCGCAAGCCCAGATTGAGTATTACACTAAACAATTACGGGCAGGCAAGGTTAGTAAGGCTGAATATAATCAACGTGTCAAACAACTAGCACCGCAGATTCACGATGCCGGCACTAATTTGGCCACAGTTGGTGGTGGAGTATTACGAACGATAGCTAGAGGTTTACCGACGTTGGGAGCTTCAGCTCAGCAGCTGATTACTCGTAAGCCGGTAACTTTAAAACCTAATCGAGCTGGACAGTTCATCTTCGGCAAACAGCCGATTGAATCTATCCAAGAAAGCGCCCGCAAAACTGAAGAATCTCATCCTGGTGGCTTTGGTGTAGGTCCTTTTAGTCTTTCGCCTAAGATGACTGGGGCGCTGTATAGCGCTGGAAGCTTGGGCTTAAACGCTGCTATGGCTGCGCCTATTTTAAAAGGTACAGTCGCTGGAGCAAAAACAATTGGCCCACCAATGGCTAAGACTGCTGGCAAAGTGGCAGCTGATGAAGCTGGATTTATCAGGATACCAGGCATACCAGACCGACTCGCTCCAAAGGGAATGCTAGCTCAAATGACTGGCGGTCAGATAAAAAAAGTGACGTCTGGCATTTCACCATTGACTGAGATTGGTATAGCACCTTTCCGCGATATTTCTTTATCTAAAATAGCTGATGTCAAACCTCATTTCTCAACTGCCCCAGCCAGAAAATTAGAGGCTGAGATTAATAAGGCAGCTATCAAGTTTGGTCTGAAAATTAACAAGTCTAGTCCTAGTGCTGGTATTTGGGAGAGTAAATTAGAACCCTCTTATTCCGTAACGGTTAGGGGCACCGCTTCAGCGGCTGATAGTTATGGCGCTCATCTTGGAAAATATGCTAATCAGCAGGCAGTCATTATCTTTCGACCTGGTACTGGCGATAGTACTAAGTATATTTTGCAGGTCAAAGACATGGATAGTGCGATAGCTAAAATGCACCAACGAGGCATCCAAGGTGGCACTGTAGATGGCAATAAACTGGTTATTGTTGATTTTGATAATTCCTTACAAAATCGTATAATTGAACTGTCAAAAGACTTAGGTGTTCGTCCTGATGCCACTAAGGGTCTTGGCAAATTGATAGGAGAAAAAGATTATGATAGCATTCTCGCCGGAGCCAGAGGAGCCAGAGGAAGATTTCGAGATAATCCTAGTCCCCAAGCCCAAACCCTAAGAGCCTTTCCTGAAACTGTCAGGACTTCGCCATTTACACCTAATGATTATGCTCAGACTATAAAGGCTATGCCACTAAAGCACCGACCGCAGGGGCCGGTGATAGAAAGAGCTTTCAAGGATATCCAGAAGAATCCCTTAGCAGCCTTTGAGTCAGCCAAAAAGCCACTGCCAGCTGGAGCTAGTGATTATGAGGTTGCCAAACGACAACTTTTAATTGGCTATTTAGCTAAAAATAAAATGCACGATCTAGCTGACGAAGTTTTACTACCTACGGCTGAAACTGCCACTGAAACAGCTAGGGCACTGGCTATGTTTGGAGCTTTTTCCCGCTCCACACCAACTGGCATTTACTCTTATGTCAAACAATTTGGTGCGAGTGATGATGTAGCTAATAATTTCTTTGTTAGAGCCGGCAAAATCGCCAAAATTACTAATCCCAAAAAACAAGCGCAAGAACGATTCGGATTATTACAGGATGCTGCCAGATATAATCCCAGCCCACGTTCTGCCCAGTTGATTGAAGCCTGGCGAGGTTTATTACTGCTCAATCCAATCACTCAGTTAGGTAATATTATTGGTACCGCTCAGGAAGCTATACAAATGCAGGGTATAGTCAATCCGTTGGCTACAGCTATAGATGTAGGTATAGCTGGAGCCGGTAAGGGATTAAAGAAGCTTGGTCTATTCAGGGGTTCTAAGAAATTGGGTCAACGTTCGCGGACTTGGAGTCCAACTGATGTGCCCAGATATTTAGAGGGGCAGGGTAAGGGCATTGGCGGTTTGGGAGAATATGCTAAAACTGGTTATGACCCTAGGAACCCTATGCTCAAGTATGATGTCGACCCGACTAAAGGTCCTGTTAGATTCTCTAAATCTAAATTAGGCAATGTCGGTCGAGCTGTCTCCCAAGCGCCTTTTAGGATGTTAGGAGCGGCTGACCAACCGTTTTGGTACGGTGCCCAGAATGTAGCTCTAAAAGACTTAGCCCGCACGGCTGCCAAGAACAAAGGCTTAAAAGGTGACGCCAGGAAACAGTTTATAGAAAAATTTATAACTAAAGGCAAACCTCAGACCAAAGCTGCCGAGGAAGCTAATTACGCTATTTTTGCTAACCCGACTAAGCTAGGACAGGCTGGCAGTGGTGTGGCCAACTTAGGTTGGTTCGGTAAATTTACTGTGCCTTTTGCTCGCACGCCTGGTTCAATCGGTACGAGATTATTTGTTGACCGCTCACCCCTGGGAATCGCCAAAGCTATTGGACAACTATCTAAGATTAAGACTGGCCAGTTTGACCAGCGGCTGTTTACTCAGACTTTAGCTAATTCGATTACTGGCACAACTGAAGCCGCTTTGTTGGGCAAATATCTAACTGATAAAGGGTTAATTAATTTGAATTATCCGTCTAACCCAAGCGAACGAAAGCGCTGGGAATTAGAGGGTAGACAGTCTTATTCTATCCGGTTTGGCAAACGCTGGTTGAGCCTTAACTATATTCAGCCTTTTGGCTCAGTCATAGCTTATGGGGCAGCCTATAGCCAGGCTCGCAAAAAAGGACAATCTGTCCAAGATGCTATAGCTACAGCTACTGGACAGGCTGGAAGGTCGCTAAGCTCCCAGTCTTTCGTCCAGGGTCTGAGTCGTGTGATTGGCGCTGTCCAAGAGCCGGAGCGCAAAGCTTCAACTTATGTTGAGTCGGCAGTTGGCGGCGTCAATCCAACCTTTATTAGGGGTATCGCGCGATCTACTGATCCAAAACAACGCCAAGTTGAGGGTGTTAAGGAAGCCCTAATGGCCGGTATCCCTGGTTTGCGCCAAAAATTAACGCCCCGTCAAACTGCTTTTGGTGAAGATGTGCCGCGCTCGACTAGTTTCTGGAGTGCTATGTTCAATCCGGCCAGACCGTCAGATGTTCGTGGCGGTCCATTAGAAGCCGAGATGCGTCGCCTAGCTGATGCTGGTGAGAGTATTGTCCCGCCATCTATAGACAGAGATTTCCTGGGAGAAGGTCAGACACTGACCAAAGAACAGATATATGACCTCAATAAAACTATTGGTCCAGCTATCAAAGAGCGTTGGCAAAAAGCCATTGATGATCCACGCTACAAAGCTCTGAGTGATGAAGATAAAAGTCAGGTCTTGAGTGCTATCTCCAAAGAAGTTCGTAAACAGGTTAAGGCTACTGGCAAAGTCGGTGACATGAAGGATTATGTTGAGGTCCAGCGCCTAGAAGATGTCGACGAACAGATTAGAACTAAAGCCGGACCAGAGGTTTTGGAGCTATATAAATTAAGCAAAACCAAGCTTAAAGCGGCTCTAGCTAATAATCCTAATCGGGAGACCCTAGAAAAAGCTTTATTGGAATATGATAGCGCGCGGGTTAAAAATGGCTTTATCAAGAAAGGTCAATATGTCAATGGACTATATTCAAAACACTAGGTTATACTTGAAAGAGAAGATTAAGATTTGGGGAATAATATGACAGTTAAAGAAATTGAACGCTTGGCGGTTTTGGAAACTGACATGAAGTATGTTAAAGAAGCTGTCACTAACCATATCCCTACAGCCATAGAAGACTTAGACCGTAAGATACAGAAGATTAACTTGAGATTGGCTTATGCTTCTGGTGCTTTGCTAGTTTTATTAAGTCTTATACAGATAGCAATTAACAAATGGGGGTAGAGATGGACGCCAACGCTTGGGCTAACCAATACTTAGGTCAGCAGATTGGTGATAACTCTCGTAAATGGGTTGGCGAGTGCGTGTCGTTTATCAAGCGTTATGCCCAAGAGGCCCAAGACGTACCAAACGCCGATTCGGTTCTATACGTCCCCGAAGATAAAGCCAAGAATATGTGGCTTAAGTTCACTCCAGCAATGGCAGTCTATTATGACAAAGTCCCCGTCCCGAAAGTCGGTGATATTGCGGTTTATAACGGTGGAAAATACGGTGACGTAGCAGTTTATATAGGTACTGGTAGAGTTGTTGGACAGCTAGGCACGCCAGTTTTTAAGCCAGTTAATATCAGACCTGTAGGTTCACCAATAGGTTATTTAAGAAGGAAAGGAGACGATATGTTGACACAAGGAGCCAAAGACAAATATTTAAAGATGGGTTTCAGGCGGGAACCGACAGCCGCTGAACTGCAAGACCCAAAGCTGGATGACGGCAATTTCCTAGCCGATCATGTCTGGAATAATGGCGGTGAGCAAAACTATCTTCATGGTAATGATGCTCTTAACGCTCAGGTAGCTGATCTTACTAAGAAACTGGAGATTGCTCAGGCAGCCAATGGTGATGCAACTCGTTGGCAGACTCTCAAAGCTTTAATCAAACAATTAATAAGCTAAAAGGGTTATAATAAAAGTATGGCAGTGAAGAATCCTTACAATTCAATTGGAAAACGATTACAACCAGCTGCGAAGGGCAGTGCGAAGGGTATGCAGCGTCAGGCCGTAGAGGATATGGATATAATGATGCAAAATGCTGACGACTATAAACCCAATAGTCCTGGCCTTAAACGATTCCTCAAAAAAAGATTACAAAAAAAGCGTAAACCGGTTCGGATTTTGAAGGCATAGTATGGCTAAGACGAAAGTCAAAAAGACCGGCAGCTACAAAGGCCAGCCCAATAAGCTGGGTGGCGGTGGCCGGTTCAAGCAAATGGTGGATAAGGGGATGAGTCCTGGCCTGGTTGCTTTTATTGGTCGTAAGAAATATGGAGCCAAGCGCATGGCCAAATGGTCTGCCGCTGGCCGAAAGGGGAAATAATGCGAGAATTTATTGGACGACTAAGCTCTCGAAAATTTTTGTTAGCAGTAGCTGCTTTTCTGGCAGCTGTAGCTAATGATGAATGGGGTGTAGCCCTTGGTGTTGTTCTGGGCTACCTTGGCGTTGAAGGCGCTAAAGACGCTATAGAAGCTAGAGGCTAGCCATACTGTCTGATATCCTCATCTGACCAGCCAGCCTCTTTAGCTTTGTCTGGGTAAACTTTTATAAATTCAGGATCAAAACTTTGGATGATATCCTTGGCATATTCCCGTCGCTGCCACTGGCGTTCGTATTGACGTCCGTAGAGGGCTGTCGGTCGATAGGCGGCTAGACAGTTGTCGCAGAAGCCCTCAATGTATTCCCCGTTCTTAACAGCTGAGCGGATTATTTCAGATTCCGTGCGACAGTTGTTGCACTTTTTCATCTGTTTATAGTATACTATATATATGACCAGAAAGGCAAAACAATGTAGTATAAAAGGATGTTCCAAGAAGGCTAAGCTCCGCAGTTGGTGTTATATGCATTACGCTCGATGGCAGCGTCATGGTGACCCAAGAATTGTAAAGTATGAACATCATGGTTTATATAAAGATAGTAACGGAAACCGTAGGCCCGAACATATAGCTTGGGACCATATGCTGCAAAGATGTTATAACAATAATAATCAACGCTGGCATAGATATGGGGCGCGCGGAATAAGGGTATGCCCCAGATGGCGTAATTCTTTTAAGAATTTTTTAAGAGATATGGGAGAACGACCAAGCCTTAAGCACACTTTGGAGCGTAGGAATAATAATGGAGACTATACTCCAAGTAATTGTATATGGGCCACAAATAAAGAACAGACGAATAATACAGGACGAAATATCTGCGTCACTGCTTTCGGTCGTACCCAAACAATCTCTCAATGGGCAGACGAATATCACCTAAACTACAAAACTTTGTACCATCGCATTAAAAAGGGATGGATGGGGGACAGGTTATTTAGCCCAGCAGACCGCCGTAGACCCAAAAAATATTTCTAACTTTTATAAACCTGGGCACTTATCACTCATTCAACAGTTTAATTCGTTCATCGGATTCCATCTCTCGAAGTTCATCCATGGTCATAGGTTCAGCAAAACCAACTGACGGTGGTTTAGCTTCAGCCTGAGCCTTCTTCAGAGCCTCTAGGCGATGAATTATACCTTGCAGGCTATTTCTAACCTCTCGTAGGTAAAACCCCGCCCAGAAGGCCAGGGGAACGGCTACGGCTAGGGCTAATATCAGCTCAGTCATCTTCTTTATCTATAAAAATATTTAAACAATCAATCGTAACCACATTAGCGGCCATCGAGGCTGAGTTTTCTACAACTTGTTCGATGACTAAATAAGGATCTAGGATACCTTCGGCTACTAAATCAACTAATTCGTCAGCCTTTTTAAGATTAAAACCATAGCCATAGGGCGCTTCCAGCACTTGACTAAGCTTAACGTCAGCCGGTAGGTTGGCATTATCCATTAACTTTTTAAAGACATTCTGCAAAGACAAAGCAAAAATTTGACCGATACTCTTAGTCTTAGATAGCTCCAGTAAGACTACGCCCCCGCCAGGTACTACACCAGTAGCCGCAGCGGCACGAGCAGCTTGAATTGAATCCTCAATCCTAAACTCTTTTTCCTCACGCTCAGTATCGGTTGCTCCACCAATTCTGAAAACTGCTATCCGGCCTTCCAGTTTGGCTAACCTATCCCTTAGTTTCTCTATAATGGCATCAACAGTTTCATTATCTATCCGGTCTTTTATTTCAGCTTTGCGTCGCTCCAAATCTTCCTTAGAACCCTGGCCGCCAAAAACAGTCGTTTCATTAGCTGTACAGGTTACCTTCTCGGCTCGACCAAAATAAGAAGCATCAATATCAGCCAGGTTGCTGCCGGCGGCAATTAATTTACCACCGCTATAGATAGCCAAATCTTCCAAATATTTAACACCCATATCGCCCATTGGTGGTGTCTTGGTGACCGTGCCATCGAAGATACCCTTTTGGATGTTGGCTACGATAGTGTTGTAGGCATCAGCGTCAAACTCACCGAAAAAAGCAATCCGCAGCGGTTCACGCAGCGGTGAGTTGAAGTCTAGGCCCTGTTCTTCATGGGCTAGTTCACCAAGCTTATTAAGTAAAATCAAAATATCTGAGCTAGAATTAATTAAGCGTGAACTAACTACTACATAAGGGCTTGACAGCTCTTTCTTACCCTGGCTGATAGCTGTGAAGCCCTGTTGCAAGAAGTAACCTTTAATATAAGTCCGATCAACGCCGTCAATCGGAGCTTTCTCGGTTATCAGACCACCGTCCGGTCCAACCGTTTCGATAGCCTCGGCGATTAACTTACCCAGTAAAGGGTCGCCGCTAGAAACACCGGCTACCTGCTCTAATTGACCTTTTTTGACCGGTTTGGTCAGCGATTTAAGATTATCTAAAACTTTGTGGCTGTCATCTAAAATTTGCTGTTTAATATCCATCGGGTTGAAACCGGCGGCGATTTGCTGTAAGCCGAGTTGGATTAAATTGTGGGCTAGTATAACAGTGGCAGTTGTGCCATCTCCCGCCACTTTGTTAGTAGCTTGAGAAGCCTCAATCAAAAAGGCGGCACCAATATTCTCAGCACGGTCCTCTATATAGCTTTCACGGGCGACAGTCACGCCATCACGAGTAATTACTGGACGGCCATAGGTCTTTTCTAGGGCTACATTACGGCCTTTAGGACCAAAAGTTATAGAAACAGCCTTATAAACTATCTCGGAACCTCTGAGCAAAGCCTGGCGAGCGTCAGCTCCAAAAATAAACAGCTTGCCATCTTTTTTTTCTTGAGCCATTTACGCCTCTACTCCCATTATTGATGATAATTTCACAAATACATATTGCTTGCCGTCATACTCAATATCAGTGCCTGACTCACTACGCTCTGGCCAGTAAACTCGCTCGCCTACTAAAGATTTATATTTATCATGGACCTGCCTGAGTAAATCTTCATCCATCAAGCTCTTGTCAAAAGCATAAGTGTTCATCCCGTAGTAAGTCATAAAATCCGATATAGCCACTACTTTACCGCTCCTGATGCCCTCACTAATTATCTTGCCGCCGGCAAATCCATAAGGGTTCTTTTCGATTTCAACCATAAAAAAGTCATTTAAAGGTTTGAGCTTTGATTCAGCCATAAATCGTTGTAATTCCTGGTTCTCATTGTCCAAAACACTACCAAATATGTCAAGTGCAGGTGCATAATTAAATTAATGAAAACTCTAGTAATACTACCCAACTTAGAAGTCCGCCTAAAAAGTGGTATTACCCATGGTTGGACCGAAGATTTGTTATACCGCGCCCATACTGGTAGCACCAGTGAATTGGTTGATTTAATGGCTACAGCTGAACTACTCAGGTTAGATGAACGGCGTAAGGCAGCCGAAGGTTTAGCTGAAATTCTAAGTCAGCGTATCCGTAAAGGTTTCGGTAATATTATAGAAGTTGATATTGTAGATGGCTTGCGGGAATGGCATGAAAATGAACTCCTATGAAGAATATGATCCTAAGATTTGGAGTTCAACTAATTTCCTGATTTGGTGCAAGTCTTTAGAAAAGAAGGTGACGGAACGAAGTGTTGGCGAAATCGCAGTAACTCAGGCCGTTCCGTCACCTCACGAGCAGATAGATAAATGGCAACTCCCCGAACTACTGAGATATACACTAGGCATGGAGGTAGAGGTTAATTTTGTACCTGAATATCAAGATTTCCAAGCTATCGTTGCGAAACTAGCCCATGATATAATTAAGGCTTAATTCTATGACTCTTATTATTTATTCTCGATCCAGTTGTGCCCCTTGCAAAACATTAAAATACTGGCTTAATAGGAAGCAAATCAAATTTAAAGAAGTAGATTTGGACAAACAACCTATTGATAATATTTATCTAGCACCAACAATTGACATAGATGGCCAGCGCTACGCCGGCATTAACCTGCCGATGTTAATAAATATTATTACTACAGCTAGGGCTTGACTTGGTTCATTAGGCCTTGCTATGGTGGTAGTGCTATGCAGGAACTTGCTGGGCTTTAGCCCGCCACTTTGAACCTCGATAAGTTTGAGTTATTTCTTGAAGAACCCCCTGGCGCCAAGAAAAGGGTAAGAGCTTCTGTCGCCAGAAAGCTCCAGGCTGACATCCGCAAGGAGTTTTGGTTCGGTCTTATAAAGTCGGGCTATAATCGAATCAGTCGACTACGTTCCAAGCTTAAAACCACCCTCTCAGCTCAGGCTCAGAGGGTTTTTAAGTGGTACAAAAAACCCCGAAAGCATTTAGAAGTTAGGATTAAATTCACTTGGACTAAGGTCTTAATCTTATTCATACTCGGTGCAGTTCTATGGCCAAACGAAGGCAAAGTAATAGCAGTTGATCCAGCCGTATCATTGCCGTCATTAAATTCTTATCCTGCGCTCACAGCAGCCCTAGGGCTTGACGAAATACCCAAAGCTGAGTATTTGCCTATTATCGAGCCGGAAGCCCCCAGCCAAGCTCCTAGTGCGGTTACAGGAAATATAGAGCAAATAATAACCAAGTGGGCTAACAATTATGATGTAAGTCCTGAGCGGTTATTAAGAGTCGCCAGGTGCGAATCGGGTCTTAATGCCCAAGCCCATAACCCATCCGGCGCAACAGGACTTTTCCAATTCATGCCCTCTACGTTTTATAGCAACGGAGGAATTGACATTTACAGCGCTGAAGATCAATCAAGGGTAGCAGCCCTTATGTTTAGTCAGGGCCAGGCTGGACAGTGGGTTTGCCAATAGACCCCCCTTTGCTTTTACAGCTATTCAGAGTTTGATGTGGTTTAAAACGATGACGGTGGCATTCTTAATGAGTATTACTAAGACCATAGCGTCTATTCTTATTTTAAGTCGCTAATTACGACTAGAGGTTGCCCCGACTTAGGGAATCTATGGCCTTAGTAATTAAACCAGGTTGCCGTAACAGGGGGTCATTCACAATAAGTCCGATCAGTTCCTACCATTCGTCAGAACACTTATTAGTGGACTAGCAGAGCCTGGATTTTTACTCACTAAGGGGAGTCGTGCAAAGTTTTAAAGTACGGCTTGACAAAAGATTTCAATTTGCTACTATAGGAGTAACACGAAGTCAGGGCGCTGCATCTAGCGCCTTTTTCTTTTGTTAAACACTATTTGTCTTCCACGAAGTCAAATAGTTATTCTTATTATAGCAGTTTTTTATTGAAGTTCTTCAATTTCTATAGCACCCTCTTTAGCCCAGTATTTTTCGGCATAAATCTGCCAGACATAACTATCATTGTCTTTATCTAAAGCATCAAGCGTGGACTTAATTAAATTGTCAAGATCGGGTTTCTGACGATGGGATTTGGTATTCATGGCTAGCCTCTTTTTATTAGACCAACTAGGCGGCATCGGCATATAAAAAACCAGCCGTAAACTGGCTGGTAGCTCCTGCCGATATAAATAACGCAGCCGGTTGCAATAGGCAAAATAGCGCTGAGCCGGCTTAGTCCAAGTAGCTTTGTAGTTAATCCGCGGTGCTGGCTGGGGGGTTATTTTTATTAATGGCATTTTGTCTAGCCTCCACACCTTTTTTAGACATTCGCTTAGCAAAATCAGGGTTATTAAAAGCACCGCCGCCGTGATGCTTAACTTGCTTGCGAATATCGCGCATATGCTGACGATAGGCCTCTAGCGAGCCATATTTCTTGATTAAGGTTGCTTTGGTTTGGTTCATAGTTGTTGACTTAATAGTATCAGAACCATCGGTGCCTGGGTTTCTGTTCTACTTCTATTAGTCTGGACTGAACTGGATGGACTATAAACACTGGTGCTTGCAGTGCTGACTGGCTAGGTCTACTCTTTAGGGTATACCGGTAGAGATTACCCCTGACTCGGTGGGCTTTGATAACCCAGCCACGACGCCGCAGCTCAGCGATACGGGACGAATATTTAAAAATATTCATGTTTATCATATCGCGGCTGGTAATCCCTTGCGACCCTGAAGCCCTCAGAGCCGCAATTATTTTTTCACACTGAGTCATTTTTGCCAGTAGGTGCCGTATGGCGTAGCTTTGTTCGGTTTATCCGTCTGCTGGATACCATTCAAGACAGCTATTAATTGGTAAACAGCTTGCGTTAGTCGGTCAATCGACTGTTCCAACCCGACCACTTCCACCTTGGTTGCCGTGCTAATAGCGGGTGGAAGTTCGACAGAATGGGCAACAGGGATATCAGTGGAAGTAGAAACGTACGAACCCTGTTTAACTTTTCTTATAGCAGTCAAACTACGTCCACTAATCTTTTTTATTTGCTTGTAGGTAAAACCTAAACCAAATAGCTTTTTGATATGTTTAACCTCGTTTTGTGATAGATGGCTGCGAGTTACCGGTTGAAGTTGAGGGTACGCAGCAGCTTCAATTGGGATTGGGGCTTCATTAGAGAAGGAGGCTAATTCCGCCACGTCACTTGGCGCCAGTCCGACCCATCTTTGTTGTTTGGCTTGTTCGTATTTTCTTAGGCGCTCAGTGCCTTGTCTCACTAAGCGTTGGTAGCTTTTAAAATCTTTAGCTTTTTTTACCTTGTCAATCGTGCTCCAACTACGACTAGTTACTTTAACTGTTTGGCTGGTGCTTAATCCAGCTGTCAGCAAATCTTTTAGATATTTAAACTCTTTTGGTCTCATTATTTTGAAATGTTTATTCTTCACTGTTATTTCTCCTTAAATTATTACTTGACTTGTCAATCGTCTTTACATCATAGGTTTCTCCTAACATACAATTTTAGAAGGGGATACTGCTCAGGTCTATTGGTTCATCGCCAATATCTTCAATTACTATATCTTCATCTTCAGCCTGTTCGTTCTTAATCGAAGTCGCCTTTTTCTTGGCTTTATCATAGCCGGATTCAGAGCTTAGCTCACCAGCTAAAGGTTCGCCTGGTTTATAAAAGCTCATTCGTTGACCATCCTCAATCTTGGTGTCCAGGTCTATGTCCTGGGCTTCTTCAATTTGCCTAGCCATGAGAGTCGCGGATTTAGGCAGGGCCGTGACAACGTGTTTAGTTTCTAACTCTGAGCCAGTAGTAGTAATTTTAATATCAACTTTTCTTAAATTAGCCCCGAAATCCTCATCTTGGTGAACAGCTTGAAGTTGTCTAGCTACACCTGGCGTAGTATTGAAGATTCTAGCTTTATCTTCGTTATAGTCCCAAACTACAAAGGCAAAACGAGTATTGCCGAATTTGTCCATAGATACCACCGGATCAGTGGTAAGTACTCTCAGCTTGCGTGGGCTGGTATCAGCGCTAAGCCGGACAAACAGTCCATCCATTTTAAATTTAAAGTTTCTAAAAGGGTCTGAATCAGCCATAACTAGGCTCCTTTCTTATTAATTGTCTGTCCGAACAGTCGCACGCTATCAGGAAAAACTACCAACTCAGGCGGTTCAGGAAATTTACCAAGATATTCCAGAGCTGTGTCATAAATCCGGTCAAAGCTCTTGGCCGGCAAACTGGCGTACTGCATATCATAATGTAACTTATGCCGCGGGCTATAGCGCCAGATAAAAGCCTTAGAGGCTGGCTTTTCTTTGGCATAGCTTTGGTTATACATAGATCGGTATTTACTGGCTTGAACTTTATGATTGTAACTAGACCGGCCAGTAAATTTATAATCCATCACGAATTTGACTGGATGTGTCCTGCCAACTAGTGGTTTAGCTAAAACAAACTCATCATTAACTAGCTTAATAGCTCCCAAAGGCTTCAGCAGAGCCTCTAAGCGGCGTTTATCAGCAATAGTTACGAAATCCAGGGTGCCGCCAACTTTACGCTTAGGATCAGCTACAATCAGCTCAGTGCGGGATTCTTTGGGCAGTTTGCCGTCTGGAAATAAAAATCTAAGAGTTCTAATAAAAGTAACGATAGCGTCTTTTTCATAAGTACTAGGGTAATCTTCCAAATAAAGTTCTGAACCGGCAGTTAATGATTCCAAGGCATGATGTAATTTAGAGCCGCGGTCTTTAGTCATAGTCAGCAACTCCAGGCTTTCTTCTTCACTACTGCGTCGTAAGTATTGCCTCAAGCCTTCTGGAAACGGTGCGCCAATGTCTAAGATGTGGGTCAGGCTGACATAGTATTCATCATTACCATAATAATAATGCTCAAGGTCTAAATCTATTCTGGTTAATTTGCAATTGCTCAACTGCTGTGTAAATTGGCTCAAGCTCATAAAATCCTCAAGGTCTGTTTATAACAAGACCCAAAACTCCTTTTTTAGGGTGGGTAGGGCCGGCAGTGGAGGGTGATCCAGCCGGCCCTATCATTTTGTTGGATGATTATATCTCGTGATGGAGTTATCATCCTAAAAGTGCTAACAGCATTACCTAGACCGGAGACTAGATAAAGTGTTCAACGTCAATGGTATTACGTTAATGATTGGTTGTCAAGTACTTTTTTGCTGAAAATTTCTACGTTTACTTGCTGAAAATTTCTACGTTTATAGCTGACCAATTTGATATTTTTTTAATACGGTGGTTTCTTGACAACAGCGTGATATAGTATTATAACTGTACAGATTACAGCTATAATAATTAAACTGATTCGGTGCATTTGGTAGTCCTTTACTACCCTACCCTGTTTAGTAGCTGGCTATTATTTTAGTCGGCTGGCCGGTTCTAGCTTCTTGTAGTTCGCACAGATCAACAAAATCGCTAAAACTTTTTTGAACTCTTTTTATTTCAGCCGGTGTGTCATCATATATTATACGATGACGTTCAGCCACTAGCCTTAGCACCGCCGGCAGACGTTCACGGAGTAACGCGGCGGCTATTTCAGCTTTACCGTTGTCACTACTAAACGCTTCCGGTACTAGGGCTTTGGTGGCGTACGGTTCGCCATGATAGGCTTCGCGCAAATAACCAACGTGGCCGCTAGTGACACTAAAACCAGTTATCTGAGCTTGCTTGTTAGCTTTAGTCATACCGCGCCATTGAGCGTATATATCAATTCCCATTTTAATATCCTTTCTACCCTGATTAAAAAATATATAAGGTACAAGGCGCGCAACCGCAGGGTGGGTTGTTAAATCGGTTGCGCGCCCCTCAAGCTAGTTAAAAGTTCAACTATTCAGACCGGCGCACAAAAAACAGGTAGTTCATATCATCTTGGTTATTAAAATGCCATGTCGCACAATATTATTTACTCCTTAACCGCGCTTTATATGCCGCGTCAGCCAGTCTAAAATCACCGGCTGAAGTTCGGTAGCGTCAGCAATTTGCTGATTATCAGCTATTACGTCACAAGGATCGCCAATGCCGACTCCGAAAAAACTGGCCAGATGTTTATTAGCATTAAGTATACGGCGTGTTAAATCAAAGTCATCAACTCGGCCATCACTCAAGGCTATAACTAAGTTCTGGCCGCTCAAGCCGGTTAGCATTTTAGTGGCCAACTGTAAGCCGGTGGCCATATCGGTACTACCGCCCTCGGCTTCGATGATATTATCAAACAGGGCTTGAGTATCGGGCTTTTGGCCGAAGTCATGCCGGATAGCAGTTTTACATTCCTCACTAAAACCGATAACCGCAAAATTGATGTTTAATTTATCAAAATGGTTGACTAAAAAAACCGCTAGATAGGCGGCCAGACTAATTCTAGTCATACCGCGCGTTGTCACTTCGTTATCTGTATTCGGTAATTTGGATATTGCTACATGAATTTCTCTATCATAATTTTTGGCTGAAGTGTGCATGCTTCCAGATTCGTCAACTAATAAAATAACATTGTAATGCTTGCCCTTGCGGCCTTGCTTTTGACTAAAAACATTCGTTGCGCCAACGCCGGTACGCCAGAGGTGCTTCATACCCAGCTTGCCGCGTTGCCGCCGACTGATAACCCGATCATACTTGTTATCAGTCATTACGCTAGACAGGCGTTGTCTAAAAACTGGGTTGATATAATTCAAGTTGAGTTTATCAGGCAAGGCCGGTGCGGTAGGGCTGGCCGGACTGCTACTTTGACTGTTGCTGATACTAGCCGCGTCCGGCGGTGCTGGTGGGCGTGGTAGTGAACGGCTATAACCTATAGAAACAGTTGCCGAAAGTGACGCATCATCAACCGGTACAAGGTCAATATCGCCACTATCTTGGACAACTACCTCATAAGTTCTTTGAGTAGTAATATCTTGGACAGTACCGGCCAGCTTGTAGCTCATGCTTTTATTGGTGCTTTAGTCAGTTCAGTTATTAGCTGGCTTTTTATGTCAGCGCGCATTTTAACTTCTTTGTCTATTAAAGCCTGTTCTTTGGTTTTTAGTTCGGCCTCTTTAGTTCTGAAGTTGGCAATATGCTGGTTTATTTCGTCTAGGTTAAGTGTGTCTAGCACCGTTTCAGTTTGCTGGTATTCGCCGGTTATATCAGCAATTATCTGTTTGATGGCCTTACTATCGCCGTTGGCCTTGTTGATTATGGCTACTTCTAGAGCTTTACTCATACCTAGTGCTGGCAATAGCTGGCCGGCCTGTATCAGATCGCGGGTTGAACAGGTGTAAAACAGCTTGTTGTCGGCTTTGGCGTGGCGGATAGCAATACCGATATCAGTTAGTTGTTTGGCTATGTCTATATCAAGGCCGAGTTTGCGGCTGATAACATCAGCCTCGGTTTTAGGGCTAGGATATTTCAGTTCGATGACCATATTAAAGCGTGACTTAAAGGCTTTGTTTAAGTCTTTAGTGCCGGCGTATTCGTCAACAGGGTTCATGGTAGCAAAAAACCTAAAGTTTTTATGTGGCTTGACTACCTCGGCGTTATGATTAACAACAGTAACCGATCTATCATCGTCTAACAGGCTGTGCAAAGTAAATAGTATTTCCGGTAGCGCGGCGTTGATCTCATCAACTATCAGCCAATAACCGGCTTTCATGGCCATCAATAAAATGCCGTCCTGCCAGATCGTTGCGCCTTTACTAAGCGTGTATTTGCCAACAAAGTCATCAACCGTTGTTTCGCCGGTTAGATTAAACCTAAGCCATTTATGGCCAGCCTGTTCGGCCAATTCTTTGACTATAGTAGTTTTGCCTGTACCGGTATCACCGACTAGTAGCACCGGCAAGCTGTGTTTGATGGCTACTTTCAGACAAGTTTTGGCTTTAGCTTGGCCTAAGATAGCATGAGGGCTTAAACTAGGCTTAATTAAGACTACAGGCTTAACTTTGACTTTGGCTTTGGCTTTAGTTGACGTGGCCTTAGTCAACCAGTGCACAGACCAGTTGAACATGCCATTGTCTATATCCAGTTTAACCAACTTGAAATTGCCAGACCAGATGATATCTTTTATCTCGGCCATTTGGTTTTTATAGCCGTTCATGTCGCTATTCCAACCAGGATAGTCAACAGTTTTGGAATCAGCTGTTATTTTGACTTTATCGCCTATTTTCAGACTACCGGCCATCTTGACTATCACTTTCCGGCAATTCACCATAGATTTCTTTTAACATTTTGGCCACAAAAACGCATTTTATGAGTACAGACTTTTGGCGTAAGTGCTCCGCGGCTTCAGGATCGACCTTGCCGAACATATTTTTATGGCGGTGTTGCAAATGCGCTTGCGCGCTTTTATCTATGTCCGACAGCTCGTCAACTAGTCTAACGACTAAGCCCCAGTTGCCAACGTGTTGCAAAACAGTGTTCATGGTGGAAATACTATCATCAAGGTCACTGGCATTTGTTTCTTCACTCATAAACCATTCGACATATTCTCGGGCTTTGTTAAAAGCTATTTTGAAGTCTTTGGCTTTTTCGCGCTGTATTAATTCCTCGGTGATGTTTAGTTGGACACTCATTTTTATGTACTCCTTGTTGTTAAATTAGTTATTTGCTTGATAGTGTTCGGCGTTACCAACTGTACCTTTTGATCCGTCTATAAGTTGCCAACAAGCCGGTACAGTGTTGCCATAGTAGTCAGTGATCGGCTCAAGCGGTAGCACACAAGCACCGGCCTCTAGCGCGTCCATAGCCACGCGGCCATAATGCCCCTCTAAGTGCCAAGCCTGTCCGTTGTCTATTTGGCATTGCAAATTAGCGTTAGCACCGGCCATAATTCGCCGGTGGACGGCTTTATAGCGGCCTAAAAACGCTTTATCTAGTTTTTGAGCTTGCTTAGTGGTTGTCATGTTTTACCCTCTCTTATAGCCATAGCAGTAAGTAAACTGCTATAAAAATTATTAAAATTGTTAAAAACTCTTGAATTGATTGTTTTATGTTCATTTTATTTATAGGTGCTGGCCAGCGCCAGAATTATGATAGTGATAAACAAAAGCCAGAGCGTTAGACCGGCTAGCTTATCGGTTATTAGTTTTTTGATATTTCGACTCCTTTGGTTGATCTATAACACTGTTTGACACTCGGCTTATTAAAGTTATTCTTTGTTTAAGTCGGCTAGCTTATATTCGCCGGATTTAATTTTCTTTAGCGTTTCGGCTTTGGTTTCGCCTAAAAACTGGTTGCGGTATTTGCCAGTTGTTACCGAGTAATCCCAGTAATTCTTGTCTAGGGTTACGCCGTCCCAGTTCTGGACTGCTATAACGCTGTCATAGCTTTGGAAAATCCTATCTGCACCGATATTTAATATAAACTGATTAGCAACTTTATTGCCGTTTGAACCTGTCATGTTTTGCACTCTTGAGATACGCATATTGTTACCTGCTTTCATGCCAAGTGCCAGACAGTGTTATAGATTATTAAAGTGCTTGGAGCAGATCGCCGGCAAGTCCAAGCGTTATAAACAAATTATTGTTGTTGCTTGCGCCGGCAATCTCTAGTTGTTGATTATAGGTGAATGGTTATTATACGTCAATGGTTTATCCACAGCTTTGTTAAAAAATGATTATGTTATATATTATGAGCGTAAGGCTAAAATGCTTAATAGTACTGATATTAAGTTAGTAGTTATCAATCAATGCTTAGTTACTAGTTGGACGTTCAGACCGGCTAGATTAATTAGCTATAAGGATTATGTTCGAGGGGCTAAAATAACTAACGCGCGGATCAGAGCTAAGTACGCCGCACCGCGTGGTGCTAGAGTACCAGTTGAGTATTTGGACAGTGGCCGGCGAATAGTGAGGCTGTAGAATAGAGTTATGAGCAATAATAGTGATAAGCAAATGCCGTTGTTAGACAGTGTGGCTTTAGCTAAGAGTCTAGGGCTTAGACCTAAGAGTAAGGCGACACTTGATGAGTTGATTGCTAATCCAAAGATAAGTCAGGTAGACGCTTATCTCAAGCATCATAAAACTACTAGTAGACCAACGGCACGCGCTCATGCTGCTAGGTTGACAGCTAAGGACAATTCAAAAATCTACACTGCTGCACATGTTGGTATTGCCAAAAAAAATATTGTGCATATGGCTAGTGATAACAGCGTCCAGCCGGCTACTCGGCTTAAAGCTAATCAGGATATTTTAGACCGCAACGAGGGCAAGCCAACAATCAAAACTATCTCAACCACTCGAAATCTCAATATCAATATTGAAGCGTCCGAACAGCTAAAAAGCCAATTCACCGAGTTTTTAAAGCAAAAGACCCAAAGTTGAGCCATTCTAAGCCATTCTAAGCCATTTTCGATACTAACTTGAGCCTTATTATCGTCTTTTCAGGTAAATGGCATGTCGTGAAATACATATTGTACGACGTGTGCCCCAGAGGTCAAGCCAGTGCTGGCCTGTACTGGCTAGTCTATACACTATATACAGTGTACATAGTAGGTATACTTATTTTTATTTTATTACTATTGTACTGGTTGTTGTGATCTAGCCGGTGCTGATTGATTGATTGTATTGCTATTGAATTGTATCAGTGACAGCGGTGGTTGCGTAGCGCGTAATAAAAGATCGCGCGCGCGTGGGGTCGACAAGAATGCGCGCATCGGCAGGGGTGGGGTAGGCCACAGGTGGCGATTGTCTTAGGGTCCCATTAGAGGGAACCACAGCTTTTTCCGAGCCTACCCAGGCCTTTCCGAGCCTACTTTTGTTCTTCTAAAAAACCCTTGACTATACTGACTAGTACAGTATATACTGACCAGTACAATATAACTAAAGAAAGGTCAGGATAGCTTATGTGGAAATTAACTAAATGGTACGAGAAAACAGTTTATGTAATTGGTTGGATCATGGTTGCTCTATGGGCGATGTACTTGGTTTTTATACTAGCCTTTACGGCTGGTGGGGGCTATAACACCTAATGCCCCAGGTGACTGTCTATATTCGCAAGGAGGATATAGCTAAGTGGAAAGCTCTGACAAAGAAGTCAGAGTTTATCCACAATGCTCTTAATGGTGTGGGTGATTTTGAAAAGTACGTACTTGATGTAGTTGACAAAAACTTGGGTGGTGATTTGAAAGGATTAGACCCAATAGTTAAGCCCATCAAAACCCTCCCTATAAAGCCTACAGGCCCTGCCAGTGAGTTTGAACACTTCCTCAAGCAAAAGCAGGGCAAGAAATAGTGAGCCATCTAATGGATAAGGTTAATTATGGTTGGGTGCGAATTAAATTAAGTAAAGGAGAATAACGATGGCATACGATGATGCGCCAAGCGACAAAATATTCAACGAGATTAAGGCTGCCGCCATTGAGATATGGCAGACCTATGACGACACGCATGGTTATGCCACCGAGAAAATTAATCAGGTTAATTACCTAACTAATTTCAAGGACAACTGGGGAACTATGATTGGTATGTTCGACGGCCTCAATCAGCATAAACTACTTGTCAAACTATCTCCCGAAGCCCAAGCAAAAATAAAGGAATGGCTATGACCGCCCCACTAAGCTATATGGTTGGGAGGGGTGAATGAGTAGCGATAACTTTTTAAGCGTTGAACCGAATAAGAATAAATGGGAAGTCTGGGTGCGAAGTGCATCTACTGGAGCCGGTTATCCAGATGGTGGTCAGTTTAACACCAGAGATGAAGCTATTAACCATGCCATTGATGTACAGACCACGGAAGTAATTGAATATGGGATGCGAATCTCGGCCCCACCCATTAAAGCCAAGGATAAAACAATAGAATGAGTAAGAAAACCAACGATGATTTAACTGCCGTCATTAAATTAGCTGATGCTGTTTATGATGGCTGGGCGACGCCAGGCTGGAGAGTCAGATATAAAGGTCGGGTAGCGTTTCGTAAACTAGCTTTACAATTATTCAAGGAGATTAAGCCATGACCAAGCCAACAGCAAAGTATACAGTTGCAGTAGATGACAAGATTATGGATATTTACATGGAAGCCCAAGCCTATAAACTCACCCCCAAACAATTTAATGACCAGTTAAAAGCTGAATTAGGAAAGCTGTTTATGGATGAGATTATTGGGGCGGATGAAGTAGTGACAATAGGTATAGCCAAAATAATACAAAGAGATGTCCGACTACTCAGAAATGAACTTAAAGCTGAAATACGTCAACGCATAACTGATACTTTTGGGGAGGTTGATTGAGATGGGGCCAAGCGGAAACAAATGTTACTGGTGTAAGAAGTGGGGACATAACTGGCTTAACTGCCCCATCACATTAAAGGACATTAAGGAGTAAAGGTATTATGGCAAAGTTAGATTGGGAAAGGGAGATAGAGGCCTTAGTGGCTAAAAATATAACCCGTGAAACTCACGGTGGAGCTGTTAATCGTGTCCGCTACACTTTGACCCAACAACTCCAACAACTTATAGATAAAGCTAGATTGAGTGGGGCGTATAGTGCTGAAGTTTGGCGAGAAGTAGGCGATGGCTGGGGGCTTTTTTATCAGGTCAGTAGTGCTGGCCGAGTACGGTCTGTAGCTAGAGGCAGGAACACAGGCCGAATACTTAAGCCAGCCTTGATTGGTCGAGGTTACCCCAGAGTAAGTCTCTTTAGTTCTACCGATGGTAAGAAAGATATGTTGGTGCATAGATTAGTCGCCCAAGCGTTTATCCCTAATCCCGACAATCTACCCTGTATTAACCACAAAGACGGCAACAAGCTAAACAACTGCGTTAACAACCTAGAATGGTGTACCCACGCCTACAACAACATACACGCCGTCGAGAATGGCTTGAGCAATATCACGGGTGCAAACAGCTCTAGTGCTAGATTCACCCATGAAGACGTAGAGATTGTGCGAGCGTTAAAGGGTAAGGAAACAGGCAGGTCAGTTGCTAAAAGATATGGCGTTGACCCATCAACTGTCTATAACGTATGGAAAGGCTTTACTTATAAGCCAGTAGACCAACTTAATGCTAAAGAAGGATAGATGAAAACTAGGTGTTTACAATGTATCGAAAATGGTCAAGTGGTATATCAGCCAATTCAGTTTTATGTGCTTGAGGGATGGGCGGCTCCTGTACCTCTTTGTGTTGCCCACGCTCCACTCCTGCCACCCACCCCAGTAAAGGAACTAAATAAGTAATGAGGATTCTGATCAAAGCTGGCCAAGTTGCGGTCTACGATGGTCAGGTGTTTTATATATCGGACACAATATTAATCGGCAGTTTAATAGATTATAGTGAGGCCGTCAGACTGTTACACTAAGAGTAGATGACTGAAAATGCTCAATTAGAGGCCAGTAATGTTTTGGCCTGGATCACTTTAAACAGCTTTGTTAATGAGTATAACAAGCCGATTGAGTTCGTTAATCACCGGTTTATGATTGATTATATGGTTGATGACCATCCGACTATTGTGACCAAGAAGGCGGCTCAGGTGGGCATGACAGTGGCTGAGACCCTGAGGGCCATCCACGAGGCCAGTTTCGGCCATAAGAACGTGATCCACACGCTCCAGACCTCGGATGTCATTAAAGGCTTTGTAGCGCCTAAGGTTAATCCGATAATCGAATATAATCCTAAAATTAGAGCTTTGATGAAGGTAGACAGTGAGAGCCTGAAGCAGTTTGGCGAAAATTTTATTTACTACCGTGGCGCTCAGGCCGAGAGTCAAGCTATTAACATTACGGCCGATGTGTTAAATATTGATGAATATGACCGCTCCAACCAAAAAGTCGTTGAAGTCTATCGGTCGCGGCTGGACGCCTCGCCAGACCCCAAAATTCGTTATTTTTCTAATCCAAGCGCTATCGGTTTTGGCGTTGATGGCTTGTATCAGCAGTCTGACCAGCGGCATTGGTTTATTACTTGCCATCGCTGTGGTCATGCTAATTTTATGGATTGGCAGCCTAGCGACGAGTTAAACCACTATGTCGATGTCGATAAAGCTATATATGCCTGTGGCAAATGCGGTAAGGAGATTACTGACAAAGACAGGATTAACGGCGAATGGGTGACTAAATATCCAGATCGTAAGATTCATGGCTACTGGGTCAGTCAGCTGATGGCACCCTGGGTCAGCGCTCAGCATATTATAGAAAAGCAGATAACTTCCAGCACCGAGTATTTTCATAATTTTGTGCTGGGCAAGGCTTATACTCCGACTGATTTGATAGTCAATCGGGATACCATCTTACGGGCTTGTAGTCCTAGCTTGATCCCCAAGGTCCAGGTGGCGATTGGTGTTGATAATGGTGTAGTTAAACACTGGGTGGCTGGTACGCCCCAGGGCGTCTTTGACTATGGCAAGACTGAAAGCTGGGAGGAGATCGAGCGATTACTGCTGATGTATAACGCCGTTATGGTGATTGACGCTAACCCTTATCCGAATATCCCTAAACAGCTGGTGGAGAAATATAAAGGTCGGGTTTTTATTAACTATTACAAACGGGACAGCAAGAACTTAGGGATTGTGCTGTGGCGTGAGGGTAAGGAGTATGGTGTGGTGACAGCTGATCGAACCAAGGTCTTCGACTTGGTGGCTAATGAGATTGCCGAGAGTCGTCTGTTATTTCGTCAGACGCCGCACCAATTAGAGGGATATATCAGCCATTGGGCTAATATCTATCGGACGGTTGATACTGATGCTAGGGGCTTAGAGCGGGGCGTCTGGGTGACGCAGGAAGGTCGGCCAGATCATTATTGTTTTGATGGGAGTACATTTATTAAGACTTTGCGTGGTGATATTAAGATTAAAAATGTAAGAAAAAGCGATCATGTTCTGACCAGTAAAGGTTATTGTCGGGTTACTAGGGCTTGGTTGACTAAGAAAAACGCTAAAGTTAAAAAATATAAATTTAGTAATGGCGCGGAAATTATAGCTACGCCTAACCATAGAATAGCTACTGAGAAAGGATTTATCCCATTGCACGATATAGTTTATTCCGATAAGATCAAAGTATGGTCAAGACCAAAACAATTATTTTCCAAGGCGTTACATATCGTCGATACCCAAATTCAAAAACTAGAAGCGAGAGAGTCTATTATATGCCAAACGGAACAGAACGGGCCAAGGGCCGCAAGCGTTATCACCAGGAACTCTGGATTCACTATAACGGTCTTGTCCCAAAAGGCTTTGTCGTTCACCACGCTGATGACAACTCCCTCAACAACTCATTGGACAATCTCGAACTTATCGAACGAGGAGAACATCAATCAAACCATAGTCTGCAACATTTCCAAGACCCTAAGTACGTTAAACGCAACAAACGACTATTGGATATTATCCGACCTAAGTCTCATGCTTGGCGTAGGACTGAGCAGGGTAAAAAATGGCATAGCGAACATGCTAAAAAAACTTGGTATCGTCGGGAGCCACTTTTGCTTAAATGTATTGGGTGTGGTACGGAATTTTTTAGTTACTGGAAACACCATACTAAGTGGTGTTCAAGAGCGTGTATCAATCGAATTTATCAGCGAAAACTTAGGGCAAAGAAACGTCTACAATCTAACAGTTGAAGGCAACCACGAGTACTATGCTAACGGAATCTTAGTCAGTAATTGTCATGCCCAGATTTACCAGCGTATTGCCTTGTCTCGGCAGCTAGGCGCCTCCATGGGTATTGGCTTTGTAGAGCCGTTGACAAAAGAGAAGCCTAAGGCTGATTATATTAATAGTGAGGGCAAGTTGGTTACCGACTTGTCTGAACAGATAGAAGAAGCCCTGTCGGGTGATAATATAAGCACTGATTGGCGTTATCAATGATTACTCAAACTCCTGAAAAAGACTATCGAACAAGAGTCACGGTTTTTTTGCAAGCTGATGGTCGTCAACGCTATTTCAATTTTTACTGTATCTATTGTGGTAATAAAGTTTGTGAGCTAAGCGGTGGTCAGGTCTACATGCTGCGGGACCTAGACGATATTTCTAGGCAGTCCGATAAGCCTAAACAAAATGTTCGTTGCTATGGTAAGTTCTGTCGGGCTTGGTTTGAATTCACCTTAAATTGAAATAATTTTCTAAGGTGTTAATTTCGTGGTAAGCTTAGGATAGATGGCAGATTCTGAATTTATTAGTCAATTAGACCCACAGCAAGTTACTGACGAGGCTGTTTCGTTGTTTGACCTTGGTTTGGACGACGAAAAATTAGTTAAGCTATTGGTCGATGAGTTAGATAAAGATGTTAGCCACTGGAACGAAAAGCCCTGGCGGTTGCAAGAAACCGATGAGCAAAATATTAAGTATTATCTGGGGGACCAGCTAGACCTCAGCCAGTTTTTACCTCACCAAGCACCTTATATAGATAACCGTCTGTTTACTAGCATTCGGGCTATTTTAGCTTATGTCTGTGGTCAACTGGCCAAACCTTCGATTCTGCCCTCCAAAACTGATGACAAGTATCAGCGCATTAGTCGGCAGATGGAAGAAACTCTCTACCAGCATGCCCGTGACCATGATGCCAATGAACAGTTGAAACTAGCTGTTAAGAATCTGTTGGTTCGCAAACGTGGGGTGCTAAAACTGCGGTTTGATGAATACTATGGACCCTTTGGTGATATCTGCACCGAGAACGTTGATCCGGCTGATGTGGTGGTCAGTCGTTACGCTCGTTTTGGCTGTGACCCTGATCGTGTTTATTTGCGTCAGAAATGTACTATTGAGGAGTTAATTTCAAAATTCCCTGACAAAAAAGCTAAGATTTTGGCTTATTTCAGTGTTGTTCGTGAGGTTCATTCTCAAATGTCGCGAATGATAACTTACTGGGAGTGCTGGTTTTCTTATTGGGACAAAACCAAGAAGCAGGGGCTGGCCTGGTTCTTGCCTAACGCTGCCTGGCTACTGGGCAAAATGGAAAACCCTAACTGGATTTATACTGGCGACTCAACTCAGGAGCGACTTATTAATATGACCTTTGAGCCGGTAAAACCGTTTATTTGGTTGAACTATGTTAGTACCGGTCGCAGTTATATTGACGAGACCTGTCTGGTTGACCAGGCCATGCCGTTGCAAAATATTCTTAATAAGCGTGGCCGGCAGATTGTGGAAAATGCTGATTATGCTAACCCGCGCACATTGGTTGATAAACGGGTTATGAATGAAGCTGATGCTAATAGGTTTATTAATAAGCATCCTAAGACTATCGGTTTAGTTGACACTACTTCAACAGCCAATGACATCGAGAAGTCGGTTAAGGTAATTCCAGGTCAACAATTACCGGATTTTGTGTTGTCCGATAAGTTTGATACTCGTAATGAAATTGATGTGATGATGGGCACACCCAATGTCTTTCGGGGAGAGCAACCGACTGGCAAACGTAATCCGACACTCGGCCAGGATATGCTGATTAAAAATCAGGCTGGAGCCTTGCAGGATGATTTAGTGCGGGTGGTTGATAATGCAATGGCCCAATACTATACCTATTTATTACAAATGATGAAGGTCTATCTGCCAGATGATTATTGGTTAATGACTAAAGGCGGCAAGGGTGAGTATGCCAAGATTGTTCTTAGTTCTGACCAGCTCGACACTAATGTTCGTATCAGCATCCAGACTGACTCGACATTACCGCTAGATAAACAAAGCCTGCGGGCTACTGCCCTTCAGCTAGCTCAGATTCCTGGTCGGATTGATGATTTGTCCTTGTATGAAAT